GAGCTTATGATTGTCAAGATAACAAGGTTCGCAAACAGCGAGCTTCAACACAAAGACAGCATCCACGATGCAGCAGTCTATGCTGCGATGGTTGAATCACTAATAAAGGAGGAAAAGAAATGAGTAAAATTTTAATCACAGGCTCTGGCAAAGGCTTGGGCTTGGCTCTCACAGAAACTCTTCGCAAGGAAGGCCACACAGTTTATGGCTTCGATATTAATAGTGGTGGGGATGTGCGCAACCCAACTTTTGTTAATAGCGATGGAGGTGAACGCACCATCCCAGATATCGACATATTGATAAATAATGCTGGGGTGAATGTAATCAACTGGCTGGAAGACTTCGAAGAAGAAGACTGGGACAAAGTAATGGACACAAACGCCAAAGGCATCTACATGATGTCTAGAGCCTGTTTGCCTATGTTGTCTAAAAATAAAGGCACAATTGTAAATATTGTAAGCAATGCAGCCCACATGCCCATGACTTGCTCTTTGGCTTACAATGCTTCTAAAGCTGCAGCCCACATCATGACTCTACAGTTAGCCAGAGAGCTCACCAAGAAACACGACATTACTGTTTTCGGTATAGCCCCCAACAAACTGTCTGGCACAGGTATGAGCGATGCCATTGACGAGCAAGTTGTGGCAACCCGTGGATGGACAAAAGAGTATGCCCAAAAGTACCAACTGAATGGATTGCTGACAGGTGAAGAAACTCCTCCCAACCAGTTAGCAGAATTCATCGGATATTTACTTCAATCAAAACAGCATCACAAATACTTGACTGGATGCATCCTACCATATGGAGCTTAAAATGAAATTCACAATCGAACAAATAGCAATCGTCCCTAAAGATCCTGTTGCAGCTAAAAAGCTCCTGTCTGAGATCGGAGCAACTGAATGGTCTGAAGATCATGTTGTTGCCAGTGGTAATGTTTTTGGAGAGCGAGGCACTAATGAAGCCAACCTGTCTTTTAACTATGATATGTTTTCAGGCAATGAGTTTGAGATCCTGGACTATACCTCTGGGCCCAACTGGATTGACGACAGAGACCACTCCCTTACATTACGCAGAAACACAGTCAGCCATTTAGGTATGCATTGTTCTGCGGAAGACCTTATCAAGTGGAGAGTTTTCTTTGAGTTCCGTGGGATTCCAGTTGCGCAGGAAGTTATGACTGAGTCGCACACTAATCCTGTTATAGCAGGCAAGAGATCTTACAACTATGTTATTTTTGACACCAAGGATATACTAGGAGTGGATCTGAAATTCATTGTCAGGATAAACAAAGATGATAGTATTTGATCTTGAAACAACAGGACTTCCCAAGGCTGAGGGCTCAGACTTAGACCTTCAGCCGAGGATCATTGAGTTCGGTGCCATAAAGTATAATGATGATCTTATCGGCAAGGGAGAGATGCGCGAAGAAGCAAGGCTAGAATTCTTCTGCAATCCAGGACACCTGCTCGACCCAAAGATAATAAAGATCACAGGTATCACAGACGAGATGTTGAAGGACGAGAAGCCATTCATAACTAAAATTGAACAGCTGACTGACTTCTTCCTAGGGGAAAGAGACCTTGTCGCGCACAACTTGCCTTTTGATAGGAAGGTGCTGAGGTTCGAATTGGAAAGGCTGGACAAGATGACTAAGTTCCCTTGGCCACCAAACCATATCTGCACAGTTGAAATAGGCCAAAAGGTCTGGGGCAAGATGCGCAAGCTTGGGGACATCTATGAAGAGCTTTTCGATGAGAAGATAGATGGTGCCCACCGATCAATAAACGATGTAGAGGCAACAGCTAGAATTGTTGACTGGTACATAGACAGAGGAGAACTGTAATGACAATTGCACTTGTAGGTTTTGTAGTGAGCTATGTTATCATTGCGATGGTGATGTAATGCTTCACCTCAGAACCAGAACCGAATATTCTTTCCGCAAAGCCTATGGCCCAATCGCTAACATAATACAAGATGATGGCGAAGATGCTATGGGGATCGCAGACTCAGGAACATGGGGGCATGTGCCTTTTAGCAAGGCCTGTAAGAAGGCTGGGAAGAAGGCTATATTCGGAGCTGAGATTGCTGTTGTTATCGACTCAACAGACAGAACCAAACAAGCTGCAAACATGATGGCTTTCATTGCTAAGAACAATGCAGGACTTTCTGAGATATATGCTATGGTCACCAGAAGCTCATCCAAGGAGAATTTCTATTACTATCCGAGGATGAGCTATTCAGATTTGTTTGACGTCTCTGAGAATGTAATAATTTTGAGTGGCACCCATCCAGAGTGGGGACTTCTTCCTTTGACCAGAAAAGACGATCTTTACATTGAGATCAACCCGATGAGTTCTAAGAAGGCTCTAGACTTCTGCGAGAAGAAAGGCTTCAAGCCTGTCGCCACCTCAGACAATTATTATCCTAAAGTTTCGGACAGGAAGGCCTATGAAGTTCTTGTTGGTATGAATAGGACAGAGCGCACTTCACCAATGCACCTCTTGAACGAACACGAAATGTTAGATTGCATCCCTTGGCTTCCTGATGAGGCAATACAAAACACCTATAAAATAGCAGACATGTGCAATGCTGATTTGCCTGTTGCGCAGATGATATCTTTCTCCCCAGACAAAAGCCTAGAGCAGATGTGCATAGATGCGGCTCCATCAAGAGGCATTGATCTGAATGACTCTGTTTACAGTGATCGTTTGAAAAGAGAAATTGAAATGATCGCAAGCAAGAAGTTTGAAGATTATTTCTATGTTATCGCAGATATGATAAACTACGCAAAGAAGCATATGTTTGTTGGCCCAGCGCGTGGATCTTCAGCTGGTTCGTTGGTTTGTTACCTCACAGGGATAACGGATGTTGATCCTATAAAGTTCGACCTGCTGTTCGAAAGATTCATCGATATCACCCGTGCTGACTTGCCCGATATTGATATTGACTTCCAAGACGACCGCAGAGAAATGGTGTTCCAATATTTGAGAGATAAGTATGGGGCAGAGAAGGTTGCTCACCTAGGAACAGTGAGCAGGTATAAAGCCAAGAGCACAATAACCGAAGTTGCCAAAGAGCTTGGAATACCAGCTTGGGAAGTTAATGATCTCAAAGGTGCAATAATCGAAAGGAGTGGTGGAGACGCTCGCTCTGCTATGTGCATTATGGATACGTTCAATGACCTAGATATAGGCAAGCAAGTTCTAGCTAAGTATCCGCAGATGAAGATTGCGGAGAAAATGGAGAACCATGCTCGTCACACAGGTGTCCATGCCGCTGGTATAATTGTAACAGAAGAGCCTGTCAGCAACTATTGCTCTGTCAGCTCCCAGAATGGTGCTGCCCAAATAGACAAGCACGATGCTGAAGCCTTGAACCTTTTGAAGATTGATGCTTTAGGGCTGAGGACACTTTCTGTTCTTAATGATGTTGTAGAGCAAGTTGGCTGGGAAAAAGAATATCTGATAAATTTCCCTCTTGAAGACAAGCAAGCCTTTGATATCTTAAACGATGAGAAGACCGCAGGCATTTTCCAGTTTGAAGGATATGCTTTGCAGTCCTTAACCAAGCAGATGAAAGTCAGCAGTTTCGAGGATATTGCCTCCATAACAGCACTAGCTCGTCCTGGACCATTAACTTCAGGCGGCACAACTAAGTACATCCAAAGGAAGATCGGAACAGAGCCTGTAACGTATCTCCATCCCCTTGCTGAAGAGATAACCAAAGTCACATTGGGCGTTGTCGTTTACCAAGAGCAGGTTATGACAATCGCTCGTGATGTGGGCAAGCTGAGTTGGGAGGATGTTTCCCAGTTACGCAAGGCAATGAGCAAATCTTTAGGCGAAGAGTTCTTTGACCAGTATTGGCAAAAGTTTAAGGTTGGTGCTGAAGAGCAAGGAATACCAGAAGACGAGTCAATCAAGATCTGGAAGAACATCAACACAATGGGATCATGGGCGTTCAATCGGAGCCATGCAATTGCCTATGGGATGGTCAGCTATTGGTGCTGTGTTTTAAAAAGTCGCTTTCCTTTAGAGTTTGCTGCTGCATGTTTGCGCAATGTTAAGGACGAAGACCAAGGCATTAAACTTTTGCGGGAGGTTGTTAGAGAAGGTCTTGGATACAAGCCTTATGACAAATTCAAGTCGAAGCTGAACTGGTCTGTGCAAGATGGTGAACTTATAGGTGGCCTCATCGGAATAAAAGGTGTTGGGCCAAAGCTGGCTGAAGACATAGCCAATCGCAGAGATCTGCACCAGCCCCTGACTCCTAGGCAAGAAAAGCTCCTAGATGAGGGAGAAACACCATATGACGATATATTTGAGTGTGAGCGGAGATTTGGCCACATGAAACAGAATCCAGAGGCTCATAATATAAAAACACCAATATCAGACATTAACTTGCTTGAATCCGACACTCCAGGAGAATTTGTGGTTTTCGGCAAATTAGTTGAGAAGAACCTCAGAGACTTGAATGAGGCTGTAAACTTAGCCAAGCGAGGAGGTCGCAGAGCTGAGAACAACAATCTCTGGTTAAATATGAAGTTCGAAGATGACACTGGCCCAATCCTCGCAGGGATAGACAGATTCAAGTATAACAAGCTGGGCAAGCCAATAGTTGAAGATGGGAAGATTGGCGACTGGTATCTTCTAAAAGGCAAAATAAGAAAAGGCTTCAGGAAGTTGAATATAGAGAAGTGGCGTAAGCTCTAGCAAGTCATTGGTTTCATTGAGAAAGAAAACTCTTTACTTCTCTGGTGGGAAAAGATAGAGTTCCTTATCAACTTAGAAAGGAACTAAAATGGACCCGATTTTCAAAGCAGCAGTACAGAAGGCAATAGACGATGAGAACACTCAGCGGATTGTTGACCTGATAAGAGCTAAATACAACACAGATGGCCTTGGCGATTACCGCGAAAGCAAAAATTGATATTTACTGGTGAGCATTAATTTGCTCACTTATTAATATCAACCCACTGAGAAAGGAATACAAAATGAATAAGCATAACCCTCTGGAGAGAAAAATCACTGACTGGACTGGCAAGAAAAGAATCACGTGGTGCGGCCCATTTTCCGTTGCTTTGGTTTCTGGTAAAGAATATGAGCCAGCATACCAGACCCTGAAAAATATCAGAGGCAAGCGTCACTGTAAAGGTGTGACAACAGGAAACATCGCAAAAGCTTGTAAGCAGCTTGGCATTAAAGGCAAGTGGACTCACCTAGAGAAAAAGCGCAAGCTGAGTAAATTTGTCCCTGAGAATTTAGAGCAGGGCAAAGTCTACATCATCCAGATCACTCGCCATGTCCTAGTAATGGACACCCGTGACTGGACTACAATCGACAACCAAGTCCCTGAGTGGAGAGCCATGGATGCTTCTCACCACTGGAGCAAGAGGCTTGTGCATGCTTTTTACGAAGTTGAGAATCCTAAGTTTGACAGCAACTGCGATGATCAATTCACTTTTGATTTTGATTTGGTGGCATAATGATACAAACAGCAATAATGTGCCTTGCCTTGAATATTTATTTCGAGGCAAGGAACCAACCAATACACGGCCAATTTGCTGTAGCAGAGGTCACTCTTAACAGAGTGGCTTCTCCCAGCTATCCCAACACAGTTTGCGAGGTTGTCCTGCAGTCCAATTCTAAGAGCTGTGCCTTTAGCTGGTGGTGTGACGGCAAGTCAGATATGCCCCAAGACGAGCGTGCTTTTAGAATATCAAAAATAATTGCCAAGCTGATGATTGAAGAAGGGGAGCATATCTGGGCGGTTGGAGATAACGCAACTCACTACCACAACCAAAGCATATCTCCCTACTGGGCAAGGCACTTCCAACAGATCAATAGAATAGGCGAGCATGTGTTTTATTCTGACAAGCCAATACCTAAACCAATGCCCAGACCTGATAATCTATTAAAGTAAAGAGCTGTAAGTCATTGTTTTTGAATAGATCAAAGTTCTTTACCTTTCTGTCTAAATAAGATAGAATAAGTTATCAACTGAGAAAGGAAATTATTATGTCGATGTTTTTACCAGTAACCAGCGCAGGAAATTACCACTACAGCACTTGGACCAAAGAGCGGATTGTTGCTCGTGGAATTCAGAAAAGGAAATTTGCTTCACAGCAGAAAGCAAGGCTTATGGCTCCTGAAAATAAAGCTAAATTTAACGAAGCCAATCCAGGACTTATCGAGGCACTTAAAGAATTGTCTTCTTGGAATTCTTTTGCTGCTTCTTTAGTAGAGCAGTTTTCTGATCGTGGCTCGCTCTCCGACAAGCAGACTGGTGCTGCGATTGCTATGCTTATGAAAGTAAAGGCTAACAAGTCTGCACGTGCTGAGGCACCTTCTGTTGACCTTAGCAATATTGTTGCTATCTTCGACAAGGCTCACGAGGCCATCAAGACTCCTAAGTTCCGTTTTGAGGACTTGGTTATCTCCCGTGCACCCGATGCTGGTGCTAATGCTGGTGCTCTTTACGTCAAGGTCGACGGGGAATATATGGGCAAAGTCAAGGAAGGCAAATTCTTCGGTATCCGATTCACTCCAGAAGACACTTTGTCTAAGCTCAAGCAGATAGCTGAGAGCCCACTTTCTGCTGCTGTGGCATATGGTCGCAGAACAGGAGCTTGTGCGTGTTGTGGCCGTGAACTGACTGTCCATGCAAGTATCGAGCGTGGCATCGGCCCCATATGTGCAGAGAGGTTCGGACTGTGAACTGTCCTGATTGCGAAGGTTGGGGTCGTCGTGAATATGATAAGCCTGTCGTTGACATAGTCAACGGTGGGTACATCGATGTTGTTTGGGGGGTCTGCGATAGTTGCGAAGGCTCAGGCGAAATCGAAGAGCAAGAGGAAGACGAGGAATGAAAATAACTAAAGCAGATTATGGAAAGTATCTCGTCATCAAGTCTAGTCTTGGTGGCGATACTTTTGAAAAGCTATCAACGCTTCCTGGATTTAAAAGATGGGTTGGTAGAGATCTGTTGTTTGATCCCACAGGAGCCAATATCGAAAGGCTCCATAAGTATTTCCCAGAAGCTGAGTGGGATAATTCTGCACTGCCAGATCTTGATCGATATATTTTCAACCTGCAGCAGATGGAAGAAAACATAAAGATGAAGAAGTCTGAGCTTCCTAGCAATGACGATTATGATTTTAAAACCAAGCCATTCGAACACCAGCGCAAAGCCTTCTACATGAGTCGAGACAAAGAGGCCTTCGCATTGCTAATGGAACAAGGCACAGGCAAGACCAAAGTAATCATAGACAGTGCCGCATATTTATACGGGAAAGGCAAGATCACTGCGCTGGTTGTTATTGCCCCCAATGGAGTTCACCGCAACTGGCTTAAAGAGATTGATATCCATATGCCTGACTGGTGTACAAATCAATCGTTCTATTATACCTCTGGAATGACCAAGAAGCGCATAGAGGAATATGACAAGGTCTTCGCCTCAGAAAACAACCTTAAAATATTCACATTCAATGTCGAGGCTTTCACTAGTCCCAAGGCAATATATTATATGCAGAAAATACTTGTAAGCAACAAGGTGATGTTGGTTGTGGATGAAAGCTCTAGGATCAAGCGTCCAGGAGCCAAGCGCACAAAGATAATAACCAAGTTCGGCAAGCAAGCTGATTACAAAAGGATAATGACTGGCACACCTGTGACCAAAGGCCCAGAGGATGTTTATTCTCAGTTCAAGTTCCTAGACCCACAAACACTAGGATACGACAGCTTTTATTCCTTTCGGGCAAGATACTGCGTTATGGGTGGATTCGAGAACAAGCAGATTATCTCTTATCAGAATATAGATGAGCTGACTCGGAACATCGAAGGCCACAGCTTCAGAGTCCTGAAGAAAGACTGCCTAGACCTGCCTGATAAAATATATCAGCGTCATTATGTTGAGATGACTGCAAAGCAAAAGAAACTTTATCAGAATATGAAGAAGTCTTTTGTTGCGGAGCTTGAAGGCAATATGATCGAGGCTCCAGAGGCAATCACTCGCCTGCTAAGGCTCCAGCAGATACTTTGCGGATGGTTTCCTAGTGAGGGCAGTGTCACCCAGATAGACGAGCAGAATCCTCGGATTGAAGCCATGAAAGAGATTCTAAGTGACATTGACTCTAAGGTTATTATCTGGGCACGTTTTAAGGCTGATTTAAGAGCCATAGAGCGTGCTCTTGGAGATCTAGCGGTAAGTTATCACGGAGATGTATCTAGTGACGCTAGAGAGGTTGCCGTTGACCGCTTCCAGAATGATCCAAAGATACAATATTTTATCGGACAGCCTCAGTCTGGGGGAATAGGCTTGACGCTTACTGCGGCTGATTATGTGATCTACTATTCGAACAGTTTCGATTTAGAGCAACGCATGCAGTCGGAAGATAGATGTCACCGCATAGGAACTAAAAACAATGTAACCTATATCGACATTGAGACCCGCAAAACAGTCGACAGCAAAATAATCCAAGCACTTCGAGAAAAGAAGAGCCTTGCTGACATTATAACAAAAGACCCAATATCATTATTCATGTCGGAGGAAGAGAATGAGTGAAAAGAATTTCTGGACACTAATAAGGAACAACTTGCCTTTAGTTATGTACAGAGTTGAAAACAGAGTTGCCCAAGGGATGCCAGACGTTCATTACATAAAAGATGGGTGCTCTGGATGGATAGAATTGAAGTACATTGATAAATGGCCAAAGAAGCGGTTCGTCAGTGGGCTGAGATTACATCAAGTTTTCTGGGCAACAAAGTACATACTGAATAGAGGAAGCAGTTGGATCCTGATTCGTGTTGGCAGAGACTTTACTATTCTGATCAGTGGGAGGCATGCCAAGGCTCTTTTCGACAGGCCATCCAGAAAGCACCTTGTAGAAATTAGCTCTTGGAGCAGACAAGGGAATTTAAGCACAGAAGACTGGGAAGATCTGGCTAAAACTATTTGTCTTTTTCATACGAAATAGATGCTTTTTTGGTCTTACCAGCATATGCATTGAATCCCATAAATGCCGCAACCACACCACTGGCTGCAATGACGTACACGGATGCGATGTCAGTTATAAGAGAAGCAGCTTTATCGAAGCCTAGAACTGAGGCCAACAGGATTATAAACGGATAGACCAGCATTCCCATCAAGGCCAAGCCTGTGAATCTGCGCTCTGCATTGCGCTTCAGGTCTTGGTCAGCTATCTCAAGCCTTCTGTCTTCTAGCTCGAGTTTGTTCCATTCCGAGCGGTCAATGCTTCCGTTGGAATCTAAATCTGCCTTATCGAACTCTGTCATTTGCATCTCTCCAGTTTTTTGCAAATTTAATTGCAATATTCTTGTCACGGGTGATTATGACTATTTTCCCGAATTCATCTACAACTAGCCATTTTCGCCTTTGCTCTAAAAGGAACACTCACCATTTGCCCTGCTTGGCACCAATTATATATATCACAACGAACAAGATGCCTGCTCCCGCAAAGCAAGCTAACAGCCCAATGGCCCAGTTAATGCAACTGTCGACAAATTCTTGTTTCTTGTATACTGCTTCTCTTTGAGCCTTGCGCTGTTGTGCTTCAATCCTGACAATTTCTTTCCAAGCCGAAGGCCCATAGGTCCAAGAAATATGCGCTCTTAGCTCTTCCCGCATCTCTGCGAGCTTCTGCTTCTTAGTCCAGATGTCCAGAGCTGACGCTTGTGTGTCAGAAAACATCTTATACATCGGTGGCTTCTTGGCTTGCTCGTCAAGAAAGTCCATATCGGAAACAGCCTTAGACCACTGGGAAAGAGTGCTCCCCATTGATGTAATGTCTTTGCCGACAGCAATGGCCTTCTTTAGACCTGAGAATGCCATACTTGCCGCAGAGAATGCTGTAATAGGATCAATCATTTGGATCAACCTTTAGACAAGCAAGTGCAATCCCATTGTGGGTAACCATCACTTCTGCTTTGTCTTTTTCTTGTTCACATATAGCATGACTCTGATAAGAGCCCAGTTGAAAGTAATCCATTGGCTTGCCCGATATTAATTGAACCCAGACTAGAACCCACACAACATTACTGCGCTGCTGCTGCTTGTATCTTACGACCAGTCTCAGGGCTGACTGTACTAACGATCCCTGCCAAGGCTCCTGAAAATGTAGGATCAACTACATTACCAATAGGCTCAGTCGTATTTGTCAGAGCAGTCACTCTTGGCTGAGAGCCAGAAACAATCTTTATTGCTTTATCGAATGCCCTTAACATTGCGTCTATTTTAGTTTGGTCTGTTATTGCTGCTTCTAAAAGGTCAGCATCTTCGGAGATGACTAGTCTTGCGATCTGTTTAAATTGTTCGTCTGTAAAAGGAGGCTTCTTCCCGCCGAACAGTCTTGTAACAATTCCCGCAGTTGCGAGGATGTCTGATCCACCAGAGGCAACAACTCTCCCCACGTCAGCCACTGTTTGCCCAAGGCCAACTCTGTCTCCAGCGGCCACTCTCTCCGCAGTCTGAGATCCTCCGAAAGTTCTGTTGGCAGCAACTATAGATCCACGTGCTTTGTTTACCTTAACAAGGATGTCTTCTATCAACTCTCCAGGATATAAGATTTCTAAGATTTCTCTTTCTTTTTGGTTTATACCCATTTGGCCATCAGCGAGTTTTGTAACTGTGCCTGTGGCAGAAGAGGATTGGCTTTTTAGCTTCAATGAAGAAGCAGCACCAGCTCTCAAGGCTGCAATGGCATCTTCATCTCCAGAAGTTACAAGTTTTTGGAAAGCGACAGCAAACTCTTCTGGGTTCTGGCCGAAAACTTTCTTGCCAACATCGTATTGCTTAACAGCATTGCTTATTGTTGCCCATCTTTGCCTTGTAGCTTGCAAATCAGGAGAAATTAAATCTAAGACATCTTTAATCTGACCCTCATAAACTCCCATTGTCCGCTCTTTATTTGAAGTCCCTGATCTGCCAGCTGCATCTTTCGCATCCATAAATGCACGTTTTACTAGTTCGCCTTCAAACAAAGAGAGAGACCTTGTGAGCTGAAGCTTGGCTTCTTTCCCCTTCCCGACCATCTTAAACGGATTGGGAAATCCTGAATCATCAAAGTATTTTACAATCCTTGCTCTGGAAGATTTGCTAGAAGTCGCAAGCGCAAGGACAGCATCGTCTATTTCCTTAAATGACTGCCCAGCAGTTGACTCCCAGATATTGTCATATGCCGCCCCTTCTGCTTTCTTTAATTTTGCAGCATCGTCAGAGAATGTCTTGAATATGTTTCCACCTTGGGAGTCAGGTGCTAGATCATTTTGCAAAGACTCATATAATTCATTAATAAATTTGTTTTTCCT